CCAGTAGAATCTTTAAGTGCATCATAGAAATCTGCAACCTTTCTAATCTGAGTAGGCGTGGCCTGATTCTTAATAGAGTTAGCCATCATGCAGACAACAATAACATTGTCTGATTCGTATCCTCTACTATTATCAATGCGATCAAGAGACGGAGAGTTATGCCAGTTTTCCCGGCCTACTTCAAACTTAACATCCAGAATAGGGCAATGGGTTCCTATCTGAATATCGTCTAGTGTAAGATCAAAAAAGATATTACGGCGACGTGCTCTAGCCTTGGCGTGACGCAACATCGTTAAACGATAATCTTTACCTCTAGGATCTCTCTCGATAACTTCATACCTTGTTTTTCTATCTAATCCTAGACAAAGTTCTTTCTTAATAGGAGCTTTATCAAATAATACCCCACTCACTGGTTCATAGGTTATATTTTGCCATGCACCCGGCGGCTCTGTTTGAATGTTTACAAGTTTCATTTTTTCTCCTTCATCAGTGGGTTTCAGCCCAGTTCTCTCCGACATTATACTCTCCATCTAGGGGGCAGGCAAGTTCTAAGACTGCTCCTGCATCTATGATTGCTTTAACACCAAGCCTACCAACCTCATCAGCTTGATCCTTATGTACCTCTACCTGCCATTCATCGTGAACGTTAGCTACTATCCTAGCTTTTAACTCCCTGATAGATTCATCAAAGAGTATAAGAGCCTGCTTCATCACTATAGCACCCGCACCTTGTAGAAGTGTATTAAGTGCTGAATGCTCAGACCTGACAAATATCTTACGACCATCTAAACCTTTGAGGAATCCTTTTTCAGACGCTGTTGATACTCTTCTTTTAAGATCTCTAAATGATGGTAGATTATCGAAGAATGATTGTCTAAGTCCTGCACCAATTTCTGTACCTCCTCCAACCACTGTCCCAAGCTTTGCGTCTCCTGCTCCGTACAAGAGGGCATAGATAAAAGTCTTCGCCTGATTTCTTGATTCAAGCCCTGCAAGTTTTTGATTAGTGGTGTGTATATCTCCGTTAATGATTTCATTTGTATACTCCTCATCGTTCATGTAATGAGCAAGCATTCTCAGTTCAAGCTGGCTGGCATCAATACCTACTAGCTTATAGCCGTAAGGTACTGTCCAGCATTCTCTACACTCCTTGCCATAAGGTGAAGACAGATTAGGAACCTGTGCCATGTTAGGATTTCTATGGGTCATACGTCCTGTAATGGTTCCATTTGGTATAACATAACCATGTACACGAGTATCATCACCAAGAACCTTGATCCAAGATTTAATCTGCGCTTCACGTTTCTGGTGCATCAGGAAAGATTTAATTAGATCCGCTTGAGGAATGTTCTCAATTTTAGATAGAGTCTTTTCGTTGACTACAGGTCTACCATTTTCAGTAAACTCTTCAGGCGCCCATCCAAACTCTTGAAGATACTCACCTACTTGTTTACGTGACGCTATATTAAAAGGAACCATAGTCATTCTAGTTAAGCTAAATAGTCCCGGCATCTGTAAAAACTGTTCATATTCATCAGGAGTCAGTCTAATACCTTTACCTCCGGGGTTATCCCACCTACCAGTCTTAGCTAAGCTGCCTGATTTATTTTCTTTACGATAAATATACCTCTCATCAATCTTAGGTTTAAATACTTTCTCAACCTCTTGCTTAGTCTCTGACATCTTCTCGCGCATTAATGCTAACAACATCTCAGCTTTGAACTCATCGAAGTAAAAACCATAAGCTTCTTGAGATTTCAAGATGCGTGCAGATTCAGTCTCAATCTTAATAGACTTAGGATCAAACCCAGAACTTTCATTTCTCAGTGCGTGATACACCTGAACATTTAAATCTACATCACGCTTACAGTATATTAACATCTCCTTAGAGTAACATTCAAACTGATCAAACTCTATCTTAGCGAGGCCAAGGCGCTGGCCCCACATACCTAGACTATGACCACCTTCCCTTACAGGATTGAACAATCGAGAAAGAACTAAGGTATCTATGATTTTTTGAGAGCCTAGCTTAAATGATGTGAGCTTTTCCAAGACAGGAATGTCGAAGCCAATTATATTATGACCTGATAACATTTCTGCCTTGTTTAAAAGTTTAACACCATCTTCTATTTCATTTGGTGAATACTCCCATACTTGATTTGTATCAACATCTTGGATAACGAGACACCACACTACAGTGGCATCCAGACCATCTGTTTCAATGTCAAATAAAAGTTTCATTCAAAAGCCATGTCACCCGTATCTTCAAATTCAATATCAGAATAATCAACTTCAGAGAGTCTGCCAGTGTCTTTGTCATAAAGCAAATGTGTAGCAACACCTACGTCACCAGTGTACCTTGACTTCAATACCCTTACACGAGTAGTAGCAGCCTCTATCGGATCATCAGCTTGCTGATTTCGTTCTAAAGTAATAATAGAATCAGAAATCTGACCAATGCTATGTGATCCACGCAGGTGACTTATGTCGGTCTCAGCACCCCGCTCGTGGCCCTTGTTACCGTCGATGCGTCTAAGATGGGACACCAGTATAAGACCTGCTCCAGTCTCCTCTGCAAGGCTTCTGAGGCGTGTCATGATGGCATCAATAGACCTCCGCTCATCACCTTCTAAAGTAGCAGATACCATCATGTGCAAGTGGTCAATGATAATCCATTTACATTCACAGCCTATGATCATGTAGCGAAGCTTGCTAAAGATTTCATCAATGTCATTGCTGCCAAAGTGAGCATGAATCCACACTCTATCTCTATTATTATTATCAACAAAGAGATCATCAAATAGAATTGAAAGTTCTTCCTGAGAATAACCTTCTCTGATTCTATCAATGTGTAGTCTGTCATTAGCTTCAATAGATAAGATACCATCGACAGTCCTAGTCCAATCCTCCTCTAGAGCAATGATCCCAATGTTATCTTTAGAGTTCTTGATTAACCAGTGTTCAAGCTCACGAGTGACAGAAGTCTTACCAAGACCTGTACCACCTGCCAAAGTTACTAGCTCTCCTTGACGCAAGCCTTCAAGCTTTTTATTTAATCCTTCCCAAGGATAAGGGATTGCTTCCTTCTTTGAACGGTTGTGAAACTTATCCTTATTCTCCGTTATATTCATTACACCTGACGGTGTATAGGTTTTGGCATTCCACCAAGAGGAAACAAAAAGACCATGACCATTCTTTCTGAGAAGGTCATTAGCATCTTTGAAACCCTCAGGCATGATCATGATCTTTGCCTTGTTGGGTTTCAACAAACGCGCTACTTTCTTTGCCGCCTCTTGTCCGGCTTTGTCAGAATCAAAAGCAATTATGATGTTATCAAAGCGTTCTAGAAATTCGATATTGGCCTTAACATCTTTCTCTGCTGACTGTGCTCCACCTTTTATTGAGAGGGCCGGGAACTTAGAACCCAGCAATTCGTAAGCTGCCATAGCATCACACTCACCCTCAGTAAGGGTAAGGTACTTGCCACCAGTATCATTGCACAACTGCTGACCAAACAGACCACACTCCTGAATGGGACCATTGCTTAAAAATCCCTTAGAGTCTACAACCCTAGTTTTAAAAGCAACTTCTTCAGCCCCATTAAAGTAAGGATAGAAGTGTTTTAAAACACGTCCCTCCTTGTTAATAACTGATTTAACTCCATACTTCTTGGCAGTATCTAGCTGAATACTACGATCAGTTAAAGGATTAAATCCGCCATCATCAGGAATGGAACTATCTTTTATCAACGTGGGCTTAGATGTCTCCACTGTATCTTCCTCCTCCTCATAATTCTTATAATACTTTGTACAAGAATGACACCAAGCTGTACCATCAGTATTAATTGTTAAACATTTCTTATGTCCGCAAGCGGGACAATCTGCATGTGTTTTTTCGTATGCCATGAAGGTCGGGGAACCTTATGACTCCCCCTCATCTCCTTTAATTGAACGCTCAATGTTCTGAGAAATGTTATTACGTGCTGCATTTAAAACAGCCAGACGTTTAGTCAACTCATTGATCTCAGGAATAATCCCGGTGAGTAGGGAGTAACCAAACCTTGCCTCATCACTAAGTTCTTCCACAGGATACTCAACGTCGTTAACAGTCAGAACAGGTTTAGATTCTTCTTCCATATTTATCTCCTTTAAAAGGCTAAGCTTGCGGCAGAGTCGCCTGC